AAGATAGAAAATATCAGGATGAGATCGATTTTATTGTAGGATATCAACCAAGAAACAATTTCATTACTAACCTTGCTTTAGACTTAAAAGGTAATACATTAGTATTATTTAATTATGTCGAAAAACATGGCAAGCCACTACACAATATATTAAAGGAAAAAATAACAGATGATAGGAAACTATTCTATGTATCTGGAGAGACCGATGTTGATAGTCGAGAAGCTACCCGTGCAATTACTGAAAAAGAGGATAATGCAATTATTGTGGCTTCTATTGGTACCTTCTCTACTGGCATTAACATTAGGGCTCTTCATAATATTATTTTTGCAAGTCCTAGTAAGTCTCAAATTAGAGTCCTACAGTCAATTGGACGGGGATTGAGAAAATCTCCTGATGGCAGAAATACAAAGGTCTTTGACATTGCTGATGATTTACATTGGAAGTCAAGGAAAAACTATACACTTAACCACGCAGCAGAACGTATAAAAATTTATTCAAAAGAAAGGTTCGATTACAATCTGCATGATATAAATATATAATATGAAAGAAGCACATCTTAATGTAAGACATTTTAAGCTAGTTAACGGCGAAGATATTATCGCACTATGTACAGTGAAAAACGATGATAACTATATTGTAGAACGGCCGGTGCTAGTGGCAAATAATATCTTGGGTGGATTCCAATTCACGCCATGGTTCCCATTCTCAGAAAATAAAGGATTTAAGGTCATGAAAAATATGATCGTAAATCATGTATTAGTTGCTGATGATGTAAGGGATGCTTATATTGATTTTGCTTTGAAATTGAATGAACGTAAAGCTCCTGTTCCTGCTACCAAATCTGATACTGAAGTATTAAGAGAACTGGAAGAGCAGTTACTGGATCGATACGAAGACGATAGAGAGTACTACGAGATGGAAAAAAAGAAGGAACGTACATTACACTGATTTTGTATACTCCTTCCCTCCGGGGTACTATATTATTATATCACAAAAACTAGGATTTGTACACTGTTTTTTTAAGTTTTTTTAAAAATATTTCAGTTTACTTTTTCGCAGAAATGTGTTATAATAGATTAATTATGGAGAATAACTATGGCCAAGAACAAGGCACACTATGTAAACAATAAAGAGTTCTCTCAAGCGGTAATGGATTATGCAACTGAAGTCCGAGATTGTAGAGAGAAAAATAAAGAAATACCAAAAGTTACTGACTACATCGCTCGATGTTTTATTAAAATAGCAGAAGGATTATCTCACCGACCAAACTTTATTCGATATACTTATCGAGAAGAAATGGTTATGGATGCGGTAGAGAATTGTCTAAGGGCAATTGCCAATTATAATATAGAAACTGCAACAAGGACTGGAAAGCCAAATGCCTTCTCATACTTTACACAAATATCTTATTATGCTTTTATTCGTAGGATTATGAAAGAAAAGAAACAACAAGATATTAAGTTTAAGTTTATTGAGAAAATGGGTATTGAAGATTTCATACAAGCAGGTATGGACGGAGATACAGCACAAGAAACTATGGCTTATGTTGATACTCTTAAACAAAGAATTGGTGTAGTAAGACAGAAGGACCAAGCAGTTAAACGCTTTGCAAAAGAAGAAAAGGCAAAGGCTAAACAAAAACTAGAATTTTTTATGGGGTAATCAATGAAGGTAGCAATATTGAACGATACACATTGTGGTGTTAGAAATTCAAGCGATATCTTTTTAAAATATCAGGAACGTTTCTATGAAGAAGTATTTTTTCCTTATTTACATAAACATGATATCAAGAACATTTTACATCTCGGAGATTATTACGAACATAGGAAATTTGTCAATTTCAAAGCGCTCAATGCTAACCGCAAGCATTTTCTTGAACCGATGCGTGATGCTGGCATTACTATGGATATTATACCCGGAAACCATGATGTATATTTCAAGAACACTAACGAGCTCTGTTCTCTCAAGGAACTTCTCGGATATTTTACATCAAACGTTAATATCTGCATGGAACCAACTGTTCTAGATTATGCAGGATGTAAAGTTGCTGTTATCCCATGGATTAATAATAGTAACTATAAACAATACGTAGACTTTGCACAAAAATGTAAAGCTCCAATATTGGGTGCCCACTTAGAGTTGAAAGGATTTGATATGATGGCGGGTCAACCCAATGCTCATGGAATGAATGCTGATATTTTTTCAAGATTTGAAATGGTATTGAGTGGTCACTTCCATACAAAATCATCTAAGGGCAATGTACATTACCTTGGATCACAAATGGAATTTACTTGGGCTGATGTTGACGATCCTAAGTACTTCCATGTATTGGATACTGAAACAAGAATTATTAATCCTGTAAGGAATCCAATTACAATGTTTAAGAAAGTAATATATGATGATACAAAAACAGATTATGATAAAGTTGATGTATCTCAGTTTTCGAAAAACTTTATTAAACTGATTGTTATAAATAAAAATGACTTATATATGTTTGATAAGTTTGTTGATAGATTACAAACCATAGATACATATGAACTCAAAATAGCAGAGAGCTTTGAAGAGTATGTTGGAGAGAATGTTGAAGATAACAAAATATCTCTCGAAGATACTACCGCTCTTTTAGATACATATGTAGAAGCTGTTGAAACTGATCTTGATAAAGAACATATTAAAGTCGAATTGAGAAAATTATATACTGAAGCACAAAATCTAGAGGTAGTATGATACATTTTAAATCATGTAAGTGGTCAAACTTTTTGTCCACAGGTAACGATCCTATTGAAATCAATTTAGAAAAAGCACCCACAACATTAATCGTTGGTCAAAACGGGTCAGGTAAATCCACATTATTAGATGCTTTATCCTTTGGCTTATTTGGTAAGCCTCATAGAGATATTAATAAAGGTCAATTAATTAATTCAATCAATGGTAAGAATGCCATGGTTGAAGTAGAGTTTACTATTGGCGTAACAGATTTTAAAATTGTAAGAGGTATAAAACCAAACAAATTTGAAATCTGGCAGAATGGTAATATGATTAACCAAGCTAGTAACGTAAGAGATTACCAGAAGTTTCTTGAGCAAAACATTCTAAAATTAGATCATAGGTCTTTTCACCAGGTAGTAGTACTTGGTAGCAGTTCTTTTATTCCATTTATGCAGTTACCCGCGTGGTCGCGTAGGCACGTAATAGAAGATTTATTAGATATTAATATCTTTACAAAAATGAATATCTTATTAAAAGAAAGAAACGTAAAGATTAGAGATGAGTTAACAGATATCGATCATCAGTTAGAACTTCTTAAAACTAAAATTAAAGCTCAAGACAAATATATAAAGGATTTACAATCTTTAAATGACGATCAAATTGAAGGTAAAAGAGAATCTATCGAGACTCATAAAACAGAAATTGATAAGCTATTTGAAGAGAGTAGAAAATTAGGAGAAGGTTTACAGGCTGCAATATCAGCTGAAGAAAAATCTCAAAAGGATAGTCATAAGAAAATGTCAAGTCTAGAATCATATGACTATTCATTCAATAACCAAATAAAAGATCTTGTAAAAGAATCTAGATTCTATGAAGATAATGACCATTGTCCAACATGCGACCAGGATATTAGTGATGACCTAAAGGAGGTGAAACAGTCAGATATTAAAGCAAAGGCCGCAGAATTACAAACAGCTAAGTCAGATTTAGCTAAAAATATTCAAGAACTAAAGGCACATCAATCTGAAATTGCAGATATGCTAAATCAACTGAGACAGAAACAACAAAGGATTAATTCAAACAATGACTCTATTGGAGTACATCAAAAAGAGATTACCAAAATTCAAAAAGAAATAAATGATCTCATGGGTCAAACTGGAGATGTTTCCAAAGCCAAAAAGGAACTCAAAAAGTTTAGAAACCAAAAGGAAAAATCAGTTGAGAAAAAATTAGAGTTCGTAGAAGAAAGAACTTATAATGAAGTAATCGGTGAGATGTTAAAAGATACTGGAATTAAAACGAAAGTGATTAAACAGTATCTTCCAGTCATGAATAGATTAATTAATCATTATCTTCAAATCTTGGATTTCTTTGTATCGTTCCATTTAGATGAAAGCTTTAATGAAACAATTCGATCAAGACATAGGGATTCATTTAACTATGCATCTTTTTCAGAAGGTGAGAAGCAAAGAATTGATTTGGCATTACTCTTTACTTGGAGACATATTGCTAAGATGAAGAATTCAGCTGCTACAAATCTACTTGTACTTGATGAGACATTTGATTCTAGTCTAGATGTAGATGGTGTAGATAATCTCATTAAGATATTAGATACTATGGACGAAGGTTCTAACGTTTTCATTATATCTCACAAAGGAGATATCCTTGAGAATAAGTTTAGATCTAAGATAGAATTCTTTAAAAAGAACAATTTTACCAAAATTAAGTAAATGGAAGTAGAACAGATCCTCGTTATATTAGTAATACTGGCCGCTATTTGGGCACTATCGTAAAATAATTGAAAAAAAAGTGAAAAAACAGTGTACTTTTGCAGAAATACGTGATATAATAGACATATAAATTAAAAAAATAAGGAGTTTTAATTGAGTCAAAAATCTATATTAGCCAAGCTTTTAGCAACTGAGAACATTCATGTTCAACATGGTAACTATGAGACTGCATGGTTCGATATCAAAAACAGAGTACTTGGTCTTCCACAATGG